CTGGTGCTAACGCTAATGCCTGTGCTCGCCGTGCTTGTAGTTGTTGTACCTGCGCCAGCAAGACTTGAACCACCAGCATTTTGATCAAGTGTTTTAGTCTGTATGCCAACAGTGTGGTTGTGGCCAGGGTCGCTAACACTTGAAGTTGCCGAGTGAGTATGACTAACGACAATCGCATCAGCAGAGCCACCAGTTTCTTGCGCGGTATCAAACGCTGCATTGCCAGCATCAAGACCAACCATAACACGACCAGCGCCGAACGCTGACCATGTACCAAACCCTAGCAACGTCGCAGGATTGGTGCTAACCGCCGCATTGGTATAGATCGAACCTACAGGATACAAAGCGCTCAATGCTGCTTGCACAAACCCTGTTGTGGCCAACTTAGATGTATTGTCGCCAGTTGATTGCGTTGGCGCTGTTGGGCTGCCAGAAAAGCCTGGTGAGGCTAAGTCAGCCTTAGTCGCAACAGCAATCGCAATATTATTAAATTCTGTGTCAATCTCCGTACCCTTTACAATCTTGGCCGAGTTGCCTGATGGCAGCGCGTCCTTAGATGCAAAGTCGGTTGATTTGGTATAGTCAGACATTGCCGCCCCTTAATTTATACGGCCACGTTTGGCCAAAATCTCAATTTTTTGAATAGATAATTCAAATCCATTAACTTCTGCTTCATAGCCTGTCTGGAAAACTTTACCCGAGCCAGTAGCTTGAGCAAATAAATTCTGAATCACAATACCACCGGCATACTGCGCAACAGGAACGCCATTAGCACCATACTCAGCCGTGCCATATTCAGAAATACCTTGCGTTGGAACTGATACGTTCTGAGACAAATAGTTCTCAGAAAAATCGTAACCCCATTTAATTGTTACCACTTGGTCTGAGCCGCCAATAGCAACAATGGATATGCGCTTAACAATCGACGTAACAGCAACATCACCTAAGTCAGCGTGATTGGTGTAATACTGCATTCGATACGTGCTAGTGTCATCAAGATACCCGCCGTATTTACCAACGTAACCATTCTTTCCAATTAATAGGTCGCCATTGCGTAACGCATACATTGCCGTTGGTTTAATGTCGTTCCACGTAGTTACCCGCGATGATCCATCCTGCATAACATTTCGCGTATCAAACACATAGACTTGACCCGCCGTTGGAAACGTCAATAAGTAGAATGCGTCTATTTCGGAATAAACGCCTTTAATGTTTGCCGGTGTTTCACCTGCTACCAACTGCATCAAGTCATTACGAACATTCTTACTCAAGTCACGAAATGGCGCTGACTTTTCCTGAATGGTTCTAAGAACTGAGCGCACACCGCTGTTGGACAAAAATACGACATCGGTGTTGGTACTTTGGATTGAATCACGGTATTGGCAACCAATACCAACCACGGTGTCGTACAACGACATTGTGCTAGGTGTTGTCGCACCTTGATAAACCAAAATCTGCCGCTTGCCAAAGATAAACAAAAAGCCGTTGTGCGCTGCTAGGCCGGTTATTTCATCAGCACCGTTAGCCCATACGTTATTGACGTTCAATGTGCCTGATGTGCCGCCGGTATAAATATGTCCAGCAATCAAATCAGAAAAGGTTAGCGTTGTTTTATCTGACGTACTGTTAGCGATCCACAAACGACCATACGCAGAAATGCAAATATTTCCTAATGGAACCGTACCGGCATAACCTGTTTTTTCACTTACTCGGCGGTACGTTGTTGAACTAACCGCTGGGTCATAGATCAATGGATCATGACCAGATTGAAAAAAATAAGTTATTCCATTAAGTGATGCGCATTGCCAGTTATTGGCGCTAATGCTTGGCGCTGTACCGCCGCCGCCATAGGTCAACTCAGTAACTGTTGTGCCGCTTAATTTGAATATCTTATTGTTTCCAGCAAATAAAGTCGTTACCGATCCACCAGTAAGCACCAATTCGTGGATGACGCCAATATCGTTAGCGCCCAAATTGCCCGAACTGGTATTAACTTTCGTCCACCCCTTACGTGCGCCCATCCGACCGTACTTGTCCAGAATGCAGTTAATCGCAGTCAACGCAAATCCAGCCGCCAAATCCAATGGCGAGTCTTGCGTATTCAGGCCATAAAAGCCTGGTGCGTTAACGCTGAATCGTTCAAGTGCTTGGCTCATACGGAAACAAACTCCTGAGTTTCAGGGAAGCGAGTGGCCTCTAATGAAATGTAATCAGCAAGCATAGAGCGATATAAGTTGTAAGCCTCTGACGAACTCAACCCACCATCTTCGCCACGCTCAACCAACGCTCTGGCATAGGCATTTTGCTCAACGACTACGTCAGGAACCAGTATTGATGTTCCATCGGACGCCAGCGCTGCTTGTGGGATAGTCAGGAAAAACTTAATCGTATAGACGCCATCAGGGCGACCATATAATTGAACTTCAACGTCGCCATTAGCATCAACACCCTCAAAGCAATACTGCGCTGGGATGTTGGTGACAATCGGTGTGAAGTTTTGCTTTTGACGCATATCGGACACGCTGATTTGACGCATGACGACATTGCTAGTCGTGTTTAACGGCTCGCTTGATACACGGAATTTTTGACCTGCGCCGGTCAATGCATAGATATACGTGCCGGATGTGGTAGTGACCGTTTTTTCTTGGCCAAGAACATTCCAATCGTAGGCATCCTCGACTTGGCGCTTGGCATCATTAACAAACTTGCCGATCAAGGTCGAATACGCATCAAGGCCGACAGTTGACACCGTCGGCTCACGCAATCGCACCAAAATAGAATTTACAATTTCAAGATAGGTCATTCGCTTCCCCGCAAAACTTAACAGAGCCAGCTTTTGCCTATCCCCAATGGGAAGAAGCCATCGCCCCTATTATAAAGAAATTACTTTATTTTTGGTTACCATTTAACCTTGTTTGCCCAATACGCTGCACTCATAGCGCCCTTGGCAATATTCTTGGCATGCCGCGCTTTAAATGCTTCATTGCGTTTTGTGCCGTCAGGACTGCCAGTAGCGCCTTGCTGGCCAAAACGAATCAGCTTGACTTCATCCCCATCCTTGGCTAGGACTACATGGGATTTAGTCGGGTGGCTTGGAGTCGCTTTAGGCTTGTTATAGCCAGCAAATTCCTCTTTGCCGCGCTTAATCATTTTTTAGGCTTTTTAGCTGTCTTAGCCGACTGTACAAAATCAGCCTTAGTCGGCGCGCCTTTACTGCCTACTTTGCGCATCTTCTCACCCGATCCAGCTTTAATTCTGGCTTGCTTGGCGTTGATGTTCGCGTACAGTCCGTTTTTCATTTCATTTTTCCCATCTTATTCTTAGCAGTGCGTTGGCCTCTCATAGGCATTTTTGCTTCGCTCATGGCAATAGCGACCGCTTGCTTGCGATTTGTCACTACAGGGCCACCTTTGCCAGAATGTAACGTACCGGCTTTATACTCGCCCATGACCTTGCCAACCTTTTTAGCTCCAGTTGCTTTTTTCATATTAACTCCGTAACGGTTACTGTAGAAGTGGTCACTGCGGCATCTTTAATAAAAGCAATCTTTTGCCCTGGCGTTACAGCAATAATTTCTGATTGATTATTGCCGATTAATGGGCTTGTTGTAATTGAAGCAGTTGGATTAGCTCCAATCGCAAAATGACAATGACCATTGGCGCAAGCAATGCGAATTAGGGTAGTGTTTGCGCCAAATGCAGTCATCTGTACGCTGCTAGTTGTTACTGTAGCCGCTTGGGTAGTACCCATAGAACCTACGCCCAAAGCCACTTGATTAGGGTCTAACTGAAATGTTGACATATCTTTTAATCCTTAGTTATAGGGCCGCCGCCTTTCCACGCATCACAAGTGCGAGCCGCTGCACAAGTAAACTGGAACAAATCGCAATATCCTAGATCAGCCGCCGCGACAAATTCTTCGTCATACGACAATTCATCTTCGTTTTCGTCCTTCTCCAAACCACCAACAATACATTCCATCATTTTTGGTGTCTGAATAAACGCCGCACAATTGCCGCATCTCATACCTTTGACGGTATTGGTCGGCGCGTTGTACATCGTGGCTTTTTTCATCCAGAAAGCCGTATTGGCTTCATCTGGATTAGGTGGGCCGTAACCGTATTCTTTGAACGCATGGTTTCGGTTTTTCAAATTAACCGAGACATCCTGCGTTGCAATCGGGCAGGTTTTGCCAGTTAATAGACCGTCTTTCATCTAAAAAAGACTCGATCCATAACGAATGCTGCCGCGCCGCTCATGGCTGACGCAATGGCCATACCGACCCAAAAGCCGCCCTTCGACTTGTTGGCCATAGCCAACAATTTTTTGACGTCTTCGCGCAGTGCGCTAACTTCAACCTGAAGCACTTCAACCTGAGCTTCCAGCTTGCCAAATTCACGCAAATCAATGTCCGACATGGCTTGTCTTTCGTGGCCTTCCAGGCCGTTTCTGCGCCTCTGGTGGCCGCATAATTACCAAATGTTCGTCATTATCGCCTGAAGTCTCAGGCTCATCAATGCGTTCATATCCCGCATGGCCTTTCATACTTTCAACGTCATGCGGTTGCGTAAACTCAACAGTTTGACCGCTTTGAAGACATCTAAAAATTGCCATAGGAACCTTTAAAAATCAGGGGCCGAAGCCCCCGATTATTACGCTACCGAACGTGCTACAACGATACGCAATGTTGACGATGCTAAGTCAACGGTGGCTTCTGATTCATTTTGAATGCGGAATTTAACAGTATTAGCTGCACTGACATAGCCAGTAACAGTCAATCCCACTAAATCCACGCCCAATGATGCGCCGATGACCATATCGCCCAAAGCAACGCCTGGGACGGTTACGTCATCGGTTTCGCCAGCGCCATTAACTAGCGAGCCAGCGTCAAGTGTGGCTGTTACCATCCACGTATCAGAAAACAGGCCACGAAATTGATCGTTACCTGCACGTACAGTTACTGCCGATGCTGTTGCCATAGTATTTCTCCTAATTAGGTTAAAAACCCCCACCCGAAGGTGGGGAGTTTAATTAGGCTGGAACAGCCAAAGCAAAAGCTGCTGAAGACTGCGCAACTCCAGAGCTTGAAGAAGCGCGGAGTGCTTTAACACCATAAATAGTATCAGCAGTAAACAGAGTGCCAAGGTACTCTTGCTTATACTGAGTCTGTGAGCGAACAGCTAATTGCTCAACCAATACCATTGCGTCCTTGTGACCCATCAAGCAGATACGGTCAGCGCCAGAGTTACCAGCGCCAGTATCAGCGTTTGAACTAACAAACACGGGAATACCATACAGGTTACCTATTTCACCGTTGCGGATGGTATTGCCATTGCCAGACTCGCCAACGAATGCTTGCTCAGTGTAACGAGCTAAGCCCATCAATGTATTGCGGCTTGATGGTGGGATCAGGAAGAAGCGGCCATCCATTGGCGTATCGTTGTCATCTAAACGCTGGATTGTGCGACGGATAGCAGCATCAGTCAGAGCAGCAGCATTCGATGAAGATGAGTTGTAAGCTGTTGTACCGTTTGAGCCGATAAAGGCTTTGGTGCTTGCTGCTGACGTTGCATAGTCATCGGTGCCAACAGTAGCACCGTTAAATGCACGACCCAACTGAACCAAATCAGTATCAACACGACGAGCCAAGGCATAACCGGCATCGGCAGTGTAGAACTGACGCATTGAATTCAACGCTTGAACTTCAGCGATGTCTTCGATCAAACGGCTATACTCGTAGTGCTTGTCAATTGAAACTTGAACGTCAGCGTTGCTACCAGCAATCAAGGTAACTGCATCAGTTGCGGCTTTGGCGGAAGCCGAGCCGCGAGTTGGTGCTGGAATGTGTACTAAGTCACCCTTTTTGCCGCGGAAGTTCATCTTCATGACCAGATTGGCCAGAACGAGATTCTTCTTATACGCAGCGATAATCTCATCACTCCAAATTTCTGGAACGAAACTACCTGAGCTAGATACGGTTACGCTATTGGTTGGGGAAAATGCTGTATTTGCCATGTTAATGCTCCTAGATCAAAAGTAAGTTATTTGACCCGTCCCTCTTGATACGCCGCCATAATCTCATCAGATAATGCGTCGTATCGGGCCGGATCGTTCATTTTTAGCCGAATTAGATCAGCGCGGCGGTAAACTCTCTTTGAACTCTCACCGCTTCCACCACTATCGACCTGCACGGATTTCATCGTTTGCTGGCGCGCTGTATTAGTTTGCTGCGTCGCTTGCTTAGTCTGAACTCCACGCAATTCTTTATAGGTAGACAGCAATTCGTTAGCCGAATCAAAATCAAACTCAGCATCTGCCCGTTTGAATAAATCTAAACGAATAGGTGACGACTTAACCCAATTCACAAACCCATCATCTCGAACAACTTGTTCAAAATCAGGGTGTGCTTGAGCCAGTTTTTGATGAGTCTGAAGCGCCCTTAGTTCAGATGCAGCCTTACGAGCCTCAATGATGTCGGGGTGCCTATCAATCGTATTACGAACTGCCTTTTGTGGGTCTTCATAGAAGTCCACTTCCGGCTCTGCCTCTGCAATAGGTTGCTGCCTAGAGCTAAGATTCTGCTTAATCAGTTCATCCGCTAATTTCCGCACTTCGCCGACTTCTTGCGCTTGGCGTCCTATGACTTTTTCCGCTTCCTGGTGCATCTTCATAACGTCTTCAAGAGACTTATTCCGATACCGTTCAGGAAGGTCTGGCTTGTCATTACCAACCACAGATTCTAGCTTGGCATCTTCAGCTTCCAACTCACTAGGCAACTCAGCTTCTTTGTCAATCAACATATTAGGTTTCCTTTTCCTGCCACTTTTGGTTCTCAGGATCACATAAACAGGCCATTACTGGTTATCTGTTCGCTTTTTGCTCCGCAGCGAGTTTCTCTCGATGCCTACGGTCAAATTGGGCTGCGGCAGTCGGGAATGCTCCCGACCAACCCTCCAATTGAAACGCTGGAGCGGATATTATGCGGTCGGCTTTACCTCCGCACTCGCATTGAACTTGAGCCATCTCATAACTGACCAATTTCTCAATACGATGCCCGTTCTCACAGGCAAATTCATACATTCGGCGCATTTAATTCCTCATAAGCGTCTGAGCTGACTTGTCGCAAGTTTTTCAGCCATAACAAAATGGAAAGTTCGCCCTTCTTAAAACGTAAACTTTTTTCGTCCTCAATTGCAGAAATATTATTCAACGCATTTAGCATTTCGTCAATATCTTCCATTAAGTCCACCCAGCCTTGGGTAGCCATCATAGAGAATCGGTCTTCATAATACTTTTGTAATTCAGGAGCCATAAAATATTAATTGTTAATTCTCGCAATTATAAGCTGAAAATACTATTTTGTTTACCAAGGCACGCCGTTTTGTTTAGCTTCTTCTTTGCGTAGTTTAAACGCCGAAAGTTCTGCATCAGCCGACTCTTCACATTGAGTGCCGACTAATTCTTTTACCCATTCCA